TGTATAGATACGGAAGTTGTTATTGATGGTCACGGATATAAGTCCTGGACAATTGGCGAAGTTGTGGTAGAATAGTAAAAGGTAATTAAAAAATATGACTATTAAGTTATTGCTATTAAAATCTGGCGAAGACATTATTGCCGATGTGGCAGAGATGACAATGGGGGAACCAGATGATCCTAATAATCCTCGTAGAATTATTGGGTATTACCTAAATAAACCTTGTGTCATCAAGATGAGAGACCCAAGAGAACTTGAGCAAGATGGCAGAGAACATAAATCTGGATATTCAGTTTCTTTGTTTCCTTGGATGCCTCTTGCTAAAGATGAGAGGATCCCTATCCCTGCCGATTGGATGATCACAATGGTTGAACCGGTAACCAAACTAGAAGAAATGTATTTAGAGGATGTTGTAAACTATGGACAAGACAATAAAGATACTAGCACTGACGAATCAGCAGACTCTGATTAGTGAGTTAGTAGAGGTTGCTGCTATTGATATAGGAGCACCAGATTGTAAATTAATCAATCCCTTTGTTATTAAAGACGGTGGTGTTTTAGAACCCTATTTACTAAGTGTCACAAGGGACGATACTTTTATGATGAGTTCTGATAAAATACTTACATTGTGTGAGCCCACTCCCACACTTCTTGAAAAATACCTGGACCTTAATAACGAATGAGCGCCTTTTATACCAACGTTCAACTTATCGGGAATCAATTCCTGGTGAGGGGTGTTGATAATGGAAAGAGATATGAGCACAGAGATGAATTCTTTCCAACCTTATTTGTTAAGTCTAAGAAGAAGTCTAAATATAAGACGTTAAACGGAGAATCAGTTGAAACTATTAATCCGGGAACGGTTAGGGATTGTAGGGACTTTTATAAAAGATACGAGGATGTGGAAGGATTCGAGATATATGGTCACGACCGTTATATCTACCAGTATATTTCAGAGAAATATCCTGAGGATGAAATCAAGTTTGACATCAGCAAAATTAAACTTGTTACTCTTGATATTGAAGTTGCGTCTGAGCAAGGGTTCCCTGATGTTGAATCGTGCGAGGAAGAGATCCTTGCTATTAGTATCCAGGATTATACAACGAAGCAGATCATCACTTGGGGAGTTAAGCCGTTTCAGAATAATCGCAAGGATGTAACATATCATCATTGTCCGAGTGAGTATGACCTTTTAAATCATTTCATTACTCATTGGATGCGTGATGTTCCAGATGTGATTACTGGATGGAACATTCAGTTATATGATATACCTTATATTTGCAAGCGTCTTAGGAGGGTGCTTGGTGAGAAATTAATGAAGCGTATGTCACCCTGGGGACTCTGTAGTGAGGGTGAAATACATCTTATGGGACGTAGGCACACTACCTTTGATGTGGGTGGTGTATGTCAGTTAGACTATCTTGATCTTTATAAGAAGTTTACCTATAAGGCACAGGAGTCTTATAGATTGGATTATATTGCGGAAGTAGAATTAGGACAAAAGAAGTTAGACCACTCAGAGTTTGATACCTTTAAAGATTTTTATCATAAAGGTTGGCAGAAGTTTATTGAGTATAATATTGTTGACGTAGAATTGGTTGATCGTCTTGAGGACAAGATGAAACTGATTGAACTTGCACTTACCATGGCATATGATGCTAAGGTAAATTACAATGATGTTTTCTATCAAGTCCGGATGTGGGATAATATCATATATAATTACTTGAAGAAAAGGGATATTGTTATCCCTCCTAAGAATAAATCACAAAAGAACGAAAAGTACGCAGGGGCTTATGTTAAGGAACCGAAACCAGGACGCTATGATTGGGTTGTCTCTTTTGACCTTAATAGCCTTTATCCTCATCTTATTATGCAGTACAATATCAGCCCGGAAACCCTCCGGGAGGCTAGATGTCCCGGCGCAAGCGTTGAGAGGTTTCTAAATCAAGAGACTGAGATTGGTAGTGAATATGCTACTTGCGCCAATGGAGCGCAATACAGGAAGGATGTGCGGGGGTTCTTGCCTGAGTTGATGGATAAGATGTATGGGGACCGTGTGGTCTTCAAGAAAAGAATGATTCAAGCAAAGAAGGACTATGAGAAGACCCCCAGTAAGGCATTGGAGAAAGAAATTGCTCGATGCAACAACATCCAAATGGCGAAGAAGATATCTCTTAATTCTGCTTATGGTGCTATTGGCAACCAGTACTTCAGGTATTATAAGTTAGCAAATGCAGAGGCAATTACTTTGTCAGGACAGGTCTCTATTCGGTGGATAGAGAATAGGATGAATCAAAAGATTAATAAAATTTTAAAAACTGAGGATGTTGACTATGTTATTGCTTCTGATACCGATTCCATTTATCTTAACTTGGGTCCTTTGGTTGAGACTGTATACAAGGGGAGAGAGAAAACTAATGAAGGCGTTGTCACGTTCCTTAATAAGGTCTGTGAAATGGAATTCGAGCCTTATATTGAAAGTGCTTACCAAGAACTGGCATCCTACGTAAATGCTTATGACCAGAAGATGGTGATGGCACGGGAGAATATTGCTGACAGGGGTATATGGACTGCTAAAAAACGTTACATTTTAAATGTATGGGATAGTGAAGGAGTCAGGTATGAAGAACCAAAATTAAAGATGATGGGCATTGAGGCAGTTAAATCCTCTACACCTGCTCCTTGTAGAACTATGATTAAGGATGCACTTAAAATTATTATGAGTGGGACCGAGGATGATGTAATTGATTTTATTGACCAGTCTCGTAAGAAGTTTAAATCACTTCCTCCTGAAGAGATATCATTTCCACGTTCTGCATCTGATGTTGTTAAGTATTCAGCACCTTCTACAATATATTCAAAAGGAACTCCTATACATATACGTGGTGCTTTATTGTATAACCATTATGTTAAGCAACATAAGTTGGATAATAAGTACTCTCTCATTCAGAATGGCGAGAAGATCAAGTTCTGTTATTTGAAAAAGCCGAATATTATTCACGAGAATATTATTTCGTTTATTCAGGATTTTCCGCATGAGATTGGTCTTGACAAGTACATCGATTATGATTTACAATTTGAGAAGTCTTTTGTAGAACCACTCAAAGCTATATTGGATGCGATTGGTTGGAATGTAGAGAAAACTGTAAACCTGGAGTTATTTTTCACCTAATGGATTTACCTATCGACGACAAAGATTTAGAAATTATTGTCAGAGCACTTGCTTTGGGTGGGGATTCTAGATTATTTTTTAAACTCAAGGAGGTTAAAGAAGCAAGGGATAAAGACCCAGGAGGACCTTATAAGAAAACTCTTCGTGAAAATGGTATGGTGATTTAAATGTCTTATTTGGAGGAAAAAATAGAGTCAACTGAAAAGCGTATTAAGGAACTCCAACTTCTAATTGAATCTTGGAAAAAACAAATTGAGCAAAAAGGGTAATGTTTTTTAAAAAAGTGAGTTTGGTTACTGGTGGATTTGACCCAATCCATAGTGGACATATATCATACTTTGAGAGGGCAAAGGATCTCTCCAACTATCTTGTAGTAGGTATCAATACTAACGAGTGGTTGACCCGTAAGAAGGGACAATATTTTCTACCATGGATAGAACGTGCAGATATTATCCGTCATCTTGATATGGTAGATGCTGTCATTTCTTGGGATGATGCAGATGATTCTGCCCTTGGTGCTATTGCTAAATGTTTAGAAATTTCTGAAAAGGTTGTTTTCTGTAACGGAGGTGATAGAACCAAGACTAATATACCAGAAGCTATGGGTTATGCTGATGACCCCAGAGTTGAATTTAAGTATGGTACTGGTGGTGAAGATAAGATGAATAGTAGTTCTTGGATACTCAATAATTACTTTGATCGTCAGCGTAAACTTTTAGGTATTTGATATGGATTTTCTTAAAGATATTGTAAAGGAGATAGGTGATGACTACACCCAACTCGCATCCGATATATCAGACAGTGAACAATATATTGATACAGGTTCGTTGGTTTTTAACGGACTTGTCTCAGGTTCTATTTTTGGTGGTATATCTAGTAGCAAGATCACTGCAATTGCTGGAGAATCTAGTACGGGAAAAACTTTTTTCGCTCTCGCCGTTGCCAAGAACTTTTTGGATGCTAATCCCGATGCTTATGTACTCTATTTTGATACTGAGAGTAGCATTACTAGGGCACTTTTAGACAGTAGGAATATTGATACTAAGAGGTTCGTGGTTATTAATGTAGTAACCATTGAGGAGTTTAGAACCAAGGCACTTAAGGCAGTTGATAAATATTTACAAATGCCCACAGATGAACGCAAACCTTGTATGTTTGTGTTAGACTCTTTGGGGATGCTTTCTACAGAGAAAGAAATTAGAGACGCACTGGACGATAAACAAGTCCGTGATATGACCAAATCCCAATTGGTCAAAGGTGCGTTCAGAATGTTAACCCTAAAACTTGGCCAAGCAAATGTTCCCCTCATTGTCACAAATCACACGTATGATGTCATCGGAGCTTATGTTCCAACTAAAGAGATGGGAGGAGGTAGCGGACTCAAGTACGCAGCAAGTACAATCATTTATCTCGGAAAGAAAAAGGAGAAGGATGGAAAAGAAGTCATTGGAAACATTATCAAAGCTAAGACACACAAATCTCGTTTAAGTAAAGAGAATAAGCAGGTTGAGATACGTCTCTATTATGATGAGCGTGGTCTGGATAGGTATTATGGTCTCTTAGAATTGGGAGAGATTGGAGGTCTTTGGAAGAATGTTGCTGGTAGATATGAAATAAATGGAAAGAAAATATATGCTAAACAGATCTATGCTAAACCGGAGGAGTATTTTACTCCAGAAGTATTACAGGCTTTAGACGAGACTGCACATAAGGAGTTTAGTTATGGGTCATGAAGAATATAACAATATTAAAGAAGAATATAAACATAAGAGAAGTAAAAGAACAACTTGAGAAGTATTCTGACGATTGGTTTATCCAGAGGAAGGGTGCTGATACTTTATTGGAAAGGGGATATGCTGATATAGATGTAGGAAATCTTCAACTTATAATGGGAGCAGTAACGAAGAAAGAAGATTTTGTAGGAGATTCTGAATTCTGTAAACCAACTCCTGCTTATCAAAGACATACTGAAGTTCGTAAAATTATAAACAGAGAGTTGCCGGGAAGAGAACTTCATCGGTGTGGTTTTTTACGTCTTCCTATTGATGGGTATGTGGGTGCTCATATTGATGAAGGAACTTATTATCATACAAGGGATAGGTTTCATCTTTCTATTGCCAGTCAGTATCAATATTTTGTAGGAAATGAGAGTGTGATAGTTGACCCAGGGACGCTTTTGTGGTTTAATAATAAGATACCACACGGTACCGTGAATCTTGGGGATGAACCCAGGATAACCTTTGTATTTGATATGCCGCATGGACAAAGTTGAATTTCTAGTATTAAGAAATCTGATTCATAATGAGAAGTATGTCCGTAAGGTTATACCTTTTATTAAGGCAGAGTATTTTGAGAATTTTAATGAGAAGGTTGTTTTTGAGGAGATACTAAAGTTTGTAGAGGAGTATAATCAACCTGCAACAAAGGAAATTCTATGTATTGAGACAGAGAAAAGGAATGATATTAATGACAGTTCTTTTAAAGAGGTCACTCAATTAATTGGTGCTTTAGAAGATGAACCTACAGAGTTTGATTGGTTAGTTAATACTACTGAGAAGTGGTGTAGAGATCGTGCTATATACTTAGCACTCGTGGAGTCTATTCAACTTGCTGATGGAAAGGATGAGACTAAAGATAGGGGTGCCATACCCACTATTCTGTCCGATGCTTTGGCAGTATCTTTCGATACGCATATTGGACATGATTATTTAATTGATTATGAGGAGAGGTATGAGTTATACCACCGAAAAGAAAACAAAATTGAGTTTGATCTCGAATTCTTCAATAAGATTACGAAAGGCGGTTTACCGAATAAGACTCTCAACATTGCTCTTGCTGGCACAGGGGTTGGAAAATCTTTATTCATGTGCCATGTGGCAAGCTCAGCTTTGCTCCAGGGAAAGAACGTCCTCTACATCACTCTCGAAATGGCAGAGGAAAAGATTGCGGAGAGGATCGATGCTAATTTACTTAATGTTCCAATACAAGATATAGTAGATCTTCCTAAACAGATGTTTGATAGTAAGGTAGTTAACCTTGCTAAGAAGACACAAGGTACATTAATCATCAAAGAGTATCCCACAGCAGCAGCACATAGTGGACATTTTAAATCATTACTTCAGGAACTCGCCCTTAAGAAGTCTTTCAGACCTGACATCATCTTTATTGATTACCTTAATATATGTTCTTCTAGTAGATATCGTAACAATAGCTCCGTTAATTCGTATTCATACATTAAGGCTATTGCAGAGGAACTTCGTGGTTTGGCTGTGGAAGCAAACGTACCAATTGTATCTGCTACTCAAACTACTCGTTCCGGGTTTGCTAGTTCTGATGTTGATCTTACCGATACATCTGAATCCTTTGGTCTTCCTGCCACTGCTGATCTTATGTTCGCTCTTATATCAACCGAGGACACAGAGAAGTTAAATCAAATAATGGTAAAACAATTGAAGAATAGATATAATGATCCAACGATATTCAAGAGATTTGTGGTGGGAATAGACCGTGCTAAAATGAGGTTGTATGACTGCGAACAAAGTGCCCAAGAGGATATCCTTGACAGCGGGCAAGAGGAAGAGTATACTTCTCAAGAGAAACCATTTAAAGACAAGTTCAATCAATTTAAATTCTCATGACAGTAGACACCGAAAGATATCTTGACTTTGTTGCTGGAGTAACAAGTCAACCTAGTACAGATTTACCTACATTACTCTCCAGAATTACTGATTTAGATGTTGGTGATGATGCAGATATTCCACGTCTATTAACTGCTGCTCTTGGTCTTGCTGCTGAGTCAGGTGAGTTTACTGAGGTAGTAAAGAAGATTATCCTTCAAGGTAAACCATATAATGAAGAGAATGTGTTTCATATGAAGAGAGAACTGGGTGATATCTGTTGGTATCTTGCTCAGGCATGTATGGCACTTGACACTACATTTGATGAAGTTATTGAAATGAATGTTGATAAATTGAAGGCACGTTATCCTGGTGGTGAGTTTGATGTACATAGTTCTGAGAACCGTAAGGAAGGGGATCTATAAATATCAATAGAATAACTGTTGATTAAGTAAGATGGAATCCAAGGAACTTAAGGCGTTGAATAATGTGTACTTGGAGGCAGTATATGGACAGTCTGCTGGACAAGAGTTAGCAAAGCGTGAAAAGGATGATGATGCTGCTGGCGCTCCTAAGAAGAAGATGGTGGTAACTAATGCTGATAAGAAAGGAAATACTCCTGCCTATCAGAACTATAAGAAAGGCGACAAGAGATATGTGGCTGCTGATCATGTAAAAGAAGAGGAATTAAAAGAGAAGGAAGGTTATAAGACAGTTGCTGCTGTAATTGATTATGACAGGTCAAAGAAAGGTACTGATGATGCCGTCTATGATACTGAGCATGGTAAGAAGAAGCAGGCTAAGAAAGAGCGTGACTATGCTGCATGGGAACGTGAAAAGATGAAGAAAGATGATCCTAATTGGGAACATAAGAAAGGATCTACTAGCGAATCTGTGAGTAGGTCTGTTGAGAATTTATCAAACATTTATATAGAGGGTGTCCTAAAGAAAGAAGTTAAGGCT